TTTCATTAATAGTATTATCATCAGCAATTTAATCACGTTCATGCTTATCAAGACTTTCATTAATAACACTAACGATACTTTTTAGTTTAACAGCAATAGCTAATCTAAGTTTATCAATACTATTATATACTTGTTTGATATCATTAGCACTACCATTAGTGGTCATATTAGTAACAACAAGAGGGGGCTTAATATTATCAAGACTAAGTTTAGTAAGTTCAACAGAAGTAATAGAATTATCATTCTCAACTTCAATAATAGCAATAATACGATGTACTTTCATAATGTTTAATATTAGGACAAGACTTATCAGACCTTGCAGCTAGGTCTTGATTGATAAGTCTTATCAGACTGTTAAGTTCGTTTGCTGCAATCTATTTAATGTCGATAATGAGCATTTCCATGTCGAACACTAGCGACAACATCAACAAAACTATTGTTGATAACACAAACGCTACCAACCCGAAGGTTAGTAGCGTCATGTTCATTAGAATGGCATATCGTCATCGTTCATTACAGTAGCAACAAAACTAGCCGCTTTAGCTTTAGCTTCACGCTTTGCAGCAATGGCAGCACGAGCATCATCCATAATCTGCTTGATAAGTACATTATATGCACCAACAAGAACAGGGTCAGTAGGTTGTTCGATACCTACAATATGATATACATATCGGTCATAATCCACAACATTGTAAAGATTATCTTTACGAGTAAACGGATTACGGTCTTGTACACCAGCAGGTACAAACTGACAAAGAACTTTGACAGCAACACCAGTCAGATACATACTAGCAAAACCAGCTTCAGCAGCTTCGCCAATATAGTTGACAAATCGACCGTAGAACTTGTCTTTGCGCATTACAAGCAGTATCTGATTGAATGGCATCTGAATAGCTCCAAGCATACCCATTCGATGTGTACCATCAGGCATACTTTGAGCACCTTTGACAGGACTAGCAATAGTAACAAACGCATTGAGATAAGAATTGCCATTACGACCTGTACGTTCTTGACAATCAATATTAGTAATGACAGTTGTCATTACATAACTATGACCATCAGTACAGATGCGTTTAACAACATCATCAATGGTTTCCACTTGCGTAGAACTTTGGTTATCTGTATCAACAGTAGGTTGAACAGGTTGGTTAACACTTGCAGTTTTTTCAACTACATTAACATTCTCAGGAGTAGCATCAGCACCTTGTGCAGCTTGTGCTAAATTTCTAACGTCTGGCATGACTATTAAGAATTTAATTACGCTAATCAGTAGCATTACTGACAGTTGTTTCGATTCAACTGCAAAGTATTTAATGTTGATAATGAGCAGCATCATCTAGTAGAGATTAATCTCTACTAAGATAACTAACAATAGCCGATAGTATTCCAAATACAACAGCAGTAATCTGTTCATCACTAGTTGGTTCTACTTTCAATGCTAGTATGATAGCTGGTATCATCAGTATGATAGCAACTAACAACAATGGTTTGTTTGTTCTCATAATGATTAGTATTAATAGTTAGTAATGTAATGAGATGAATAATCTCAATGTATTTAATGTTGATAATGAGAATGAGAACTTTACTTTCTCCTAGAACTTGACGGGGGTAGTCAAGTCCAATTTAATGACCCACCCCTTATACTCACTAGCCTCATCAAAACACCAACATACACTATTTTCAATACTATCACTTTTACTATCATCTTCAACATTCTTACTATCATTATCAAAACATTAATATACATTACTATTATCTTCATAATTTTTATCTTCAGTATTTTCGTATTATCCTTACTATCATTACTATTATATTTAATTCAGTCCTCACCAATATCTATAACTTCAGTTGCATACAAATCTTTATTCGCAATTACAATACCTTTATCAGTATCATTTTTAAATAAAACAAATTTATCAATTATAAGTCTATCTTTATCATCAAAAGTTTTTATTAATTTAGCTTCACTAATAATATTAATAAGTTTATTAACATCGCCTCTAAATATTATCAATACTAATATGATTAAGTCTAGCTTATCTTCATCTTCTACGGGGAGTATGACTTGCATATTTATAATCATATAATCCTCTATGATGTAAATGTTAAAAATAGTTTTTCTCTTGGTAGATTCATCTAAACTCTTACATTTGCTAAAAACAATTAAGTTATGGGTAAAGATAAAAGTGAAACTAAACCTAAATACACTAGAGAATTTCATAGTGGTGAAAGGAATAAAAAAGAAGTTAAAGTTCCTAGTAAACTTAAACTTGGAAATATTGGTATTGATAGTATTATTAAAACTAAATAATTTAGTGTTATGATTGAAGTTGAAAGTAAATTTAAAGATTTTGGTATTCAAATACCTACTGACATTAGCGAAATAACAAGTGAAGCACTTGACGCTATTCTTAATAATGTAGTTGTTGCTAAACATTATTGTGTTGTTGCTCTTTGCCAAAATGAAAGTTTGTTCGGTGTTATTAATAGTAAAGTAAATACAGTTGAGGTTATGCCAATTATTGCTAAGATTAGTAAAGAAGATGCTGAGCTTATTGGTATGAATCAAATGGATAGGATTATTATTGACCGTTCTACTCTTGAACGTGGATATCATCTTTATCTTAAACATAATGTTCTTAGTTCTCAATTTGTTAATAAGTATATTACTAATGATACTGAATTAACTCGTTCTATTACTGTTGGTACTTTTGGACAAAATCAAGGATATAAAAAAGGACAGAAAGTTTGGTTTGTTGAATTTAAAGTTATAGCTATTAATGATTTAAGAGCTGCTATTACTGATAAACATAAAGCTATTAATCCTTTTGTTTATCATTCTGCTAAAAAAGTTAATTAGCCATTTCGTCTAAATAATCGAACTCTTCTTAGAACTACTTATGTATAATTTAAAATTATAGGTACTTGTGTTCTTGTTTATAGTAGTAATCTAAGAAGAGTTCTTAAACTTTCAATTATGGATTTTAAGACTAATACTAGTTTTAATATAACTAATACTAGTTCTCAAGAAGATTTTGACGATGATTATATTCTTATTTATAAAGATATAAATAATATATTAGATGATATTGGATTTCAAGGTGATGATAGAATACTTTGTAAATCTATTATTGAAAGTCTTGAAAAAGAAGCTAGTATTAATATACGAAAAGATAAATGTGTTGCTATTCCTCATATTGGTACTATTCAAAAGAATTGGTATCGTTCTAAACTCATTAGTCATTATAAAGACTTTAAAGAAGCTAGAAAAACTATGACTAAAGAAGAGTATAAAGAATATACTGTTAAAGTTATGGAAGAGGAAAAGCAAAAACATTATGAAGAAGAAGAAAATATTAAGAATGAACGTAAGTTTAAAAAGAAACTTCTTCCTACTTGGGTTAAACTAAGTAAAAAGCATAGTATTACTTATGCCAATCTTTGGCTATATGCTATGAGTCAACTTGAAATTATTGAATTTGATGAAGAAGTAGAAGAAATATATGAACGGTTTGGAATTGGATTGGATGCTGACCATAGATGAAACTGGTATGCCAAAAGCTCCTACACTTAAACAACTTCTTGATAGAGATGTTAGTCTTCTTTATACTAGAGATAAATCTCCTAATAAAGAGATGTATATTAAAGAAGTTGGTATTATTTATTATCTAGGTGACCCTAAAGGTCCTTGTTTACAAGAAGGTCTTAGTGAAAAAGAAGCTCTTAAAAAAGCTATTGAAAATTTTGATTTACCTAAAAATTATCAACCTGATATTCTTGTTTGGAAACTTATTAAACGATATTATAACCAAAAAGCTGGAGCTGGTATGGAAGCTGTTCTTAACATTAAACGCGGTATTCATAATGTTGCTCTAGCTGCTAGCAAACTAAATGAGTTGTTGAATGACAAATTATCTGATGGTGCTAGTCTTGAAGATGTTCCAACTGTTATTGGTTATATGAAACAAATTAATGATTTAGCTAATCAGTTTCCAAATACAATTAAAGCTCTTAATGTAGCTGAAGAAAATCTTCTATATGAACAAGAGAATGTTGCTGGTAGAGGAGGAGTTGAAATTACTAGTAGTATGATTGAAGAATAAGCTAATGCTAATCTACTCCATCCTCTACGGGGAGTCTAGCGTAGGCACGTAGTGCCGAAGCGGGTCCAAACTAGTGTTGAACTTAATGGTATTAATAATATGGAACTTAGAGATAAAAGATATAATAATATTAGACTTATTTTTCATGAAGAAGAACATAAATATAATGATAGTCTTGGTAATGATTATATTTCTACTACTACTATTCTTCATGGATATCAGCCGAAGTTCGATAAGAACTATTGGTTGAGAAAGAAGTCTAAAGAACTAGGAATAAGTGAGAAGAAACTAGAAGAACAATGGTCAACTATTACTAAAGAAGCTTGTGAACGTGGAACTAATACTCATAATGGTCTTGAAGATGGTGTTAAAGGAGCTTCTATGTTTCAACAAGCCATTAATTATCTTGATAAACGAGAAGATGGTGTAATGGTTACTATTGCTGATATACCAAATTTTGGAGCTAGTTATAAGTTACTTAATCTTAAAGATTTTATTGAACTTACTAATAATCGTTATCCTCTTATTTATGATGCGTTTAAAATGTACACTAAAAGAGGATATAAGATTTATAGTGAGATTGGTATGTTTCTTATAGATTGGTTAATTAGTGGAACTATTGATATTCTTCTAGTTAATGAAGATACTAATTGTGCTGTTGTAGGTGATTGGAAAACTAATCGTGGTGGATTAAAATTTAGTAGTGGTTATTATAAGAAAGATAAAACAGTTAGACCTGCACAACAAACTAATGTTTGGGTTGATAAAGATGAACGACTTTTAGCTCCTCTTAATCATCTTCCTAATTGTAATGGTGCTATATATAATCTTCAACTTAGTATGTATGCTTTTGCTGTTGAATATATACTTGGTTTAACTATTAAAGGTATTTGGTTATGTCATATTGATAGTGATTTTGAACTTAATGAATATGGTATGCCAAAAAGGTTTTCTGATGGTCTTTATCATATTAAAGAGAATCCTGTTGAAACTACTAAGTTCTTTACTATGAATTATCTACGTGATGATATTAATAAAGTTCTTAAAGATAGAGAATTACAAATTAAAGCTAGTGGTATTCAAACTCAATTTAAACTTGCTATATGAAATTAAATAAAGATAATTTAATTGGAGTAATTATTGGTTTTATTGTTTTAGTTATATTTGCTATTTGTTTATCTAGTGGATACACTAAACGTATTACTCCAGTTCCTGAAATTCGTTATGTTCCTGTTACTGATTCTACTGCTATTAATGAATTAGTTTTAACTAAAGAATTACTTCGTAGAACTCAAGATTCTCTTAATGCTTATAAGTCTGATACTACAATTAGTGCTGATTATTTTGTAGTTAAGTATAAACTTGAACGTATTAGATATTATAATGACATTGCCGGTAAAGGAAATAATATCAAATTTCTTAGAGGTTGGATTAATAGAGTATTAAATGAAGATTAAATTATGTATATAGTTAAACGTAAAAATAATATTAGACTTATTTATTGTATTAATAAAAAGTTAATACTGAAAATAGTAGCGCTAGATATAAAGTTATAGTTACTGTTGCTAAATATAAAAGTTCAAATTAGATGTCTTTGGTTTTGGATAACTATTAAAGAATTTGATGAAGATGAATATTATGACGCTGTTGATTGTTTTAGATATTGTACTAAT